ACTCGGTTCGCCGGTTCTGGATCACCGCTGGCGACGACCAAGTCCGCCCGACGCACCGGGAGGTTCCCGGCCTCAACGCCGCTGGCGTTCGCCTGGATCAACCGTTCCAGACCTACAAGGGTCCGGTCATGCAGCCGGGGTGGCGGTTCGATCCGGGCTGTCGCTGCCGGGTTAGAGTGAGGGTGCTGGATTGACTGAAACACAAATTGTCGGGCTCGCACTTCGACTGCGCAGTCTCGATGACGACCGCCTTGCCGAACTTACCGGCTGCGTGGTGGCCGTACTCGTCAGCCGCTTTCCCACGGAGGACGTGGCCGAGATGCTCAAGGCAATGGTGGCTGAAGCGAAGGGTTAGGCTGTTCAGCCTCGTCCAGCCCGGCGCCCAGGATCACAAGCGCCTGACGCGCCGCCTCGATAGCGGTGTTGCCCACCACGGTCTCGCCCGGCTCCACGCCCAGCACGTCCGACGCCGCGCGAAGCCTGCGACCCACCTCGGCATCGCTGATCGGGTTCCCCATGCCCCCACCATAGCACGGAGGCCCGCATGGTCGACTTCACCGAAATTGCGGCCACGGTCTCCAATGTGATCGCTGCCGAGGGCCTCGGGGCGCCTGTCGCGCTGACCCGCAAGACCCCCGGCGCCTACGATGCCGCAACCGGCGTGGCCGCCGTCACCACCACCGTCGCCAACGTGTTCGGGACCGTCGAGGAGGTCCGGGGCCGCGAGCTTATGCTGGGGCTGGCCCAGGCGGGCGACAAGCGCGTCAGCATCCCGGCGGCCCAACTGAGTGCGGCGCCCAAGCCCGGCGACAGCCTGTCCGTCCTGGGCGTGAACTACGTCGTGGCCCGGGTTGAGACCGTGACCGGCGGCGCCGTCGCCATCCTCTACGTCCTGACCTGCCGCGTGGCGTAGTGGTCTCGTTCGCCGAGCAGATGGCCGCCGCGAAGATCGTGGTGCGCGCCGATATGAACCGCGTCCTGCGCGGCGCCATCGAGGAGGCCGGGGAGCGGCTGATCAAGCGCAGCCCGGTCGACACCGGGCGGTTCCGGTCGAACTGGCGCTATGGCCTGACGACCCCGGACCTGTTTGCGAACAAGGCGACCGCCGAGTGGTTCGTCCACAATCTTGAGGAGATTCCGGCGGACCTCCTGGGCTTCCGGCACTTCATCACCAACGCGCTCCCCTACGGCCCGGCCCTTGAGCGGGGCTCGTCCACCCAGGCGCCGCAGGGCTTCGCCGGGCTGACTGCCGTGGAGTGGCCGAACATCGTCGCCTTCGTGGTCGCCAGGGTCGGCGGGTCGGTCAATCAGGGAGGGGCGCTGTGAGCCTAACCGCTGTCCGCGCCGCGCTGGAAACCGCGCTGCAGACCATCACGCCCGCGCTGGCGACCCACCACGAGAACGCCGGTTACACCCCGGTCCCCGGGACGCCCTATCAGTCGGTCGCGCTGCTGGTGGCCGAACCCCGGAACAACGAGGTGTCGCGCTCCTGGGTCGAGCAGGGCCTCTTTCAGATCACCCTCCGCTATCCCCTGGGCGAAGGTCCGGCGGCGGCCACAGCCCGCGCCGCGCTGATCCGCGCGACCTTCTACCGGGGCGCCTCTTTCACGTCCGGCGGCGTGGTCGTCTCGATCCCCCGGACCCCGCAAATCCTCCCTGCCTTCGTCGAGGGCGACCGCTTCGCCGTGCCGGTGCGCGTCCCCTTCGCCGCTCCCATTACCGCCTGACACGGCGGCCCCTGACGGCCCGCTCCGGTCCGTCGTCCTCTCACTGATCGGAGAACCCCATGCCTATCGCCAACGTCATCGCCACCCAGGTCAAGCGGGTGAAGCAGTCCGCCCTCGGCACCCCCGGGGCCGCCGGTTCGCAGTTGATGCGCCGGGTCTCGCTTGAGATGAACAAGCAGAACTCCAGCTTCACCTCGAACGAGATCGTCAGCCACCAGCAGTCGACCGGCGCCACCCAGGGCCCGGGCCAGATCAACGGTTCGCTCAAGGGTGAGCTGTCCCCCGGCTCCTACGCCCTGGAGTTCGCCGCCCTCCTGCGCCGCGACTTCTCGACCGTCTTCACCTCCATCACGGCGCTGTCGCTGACCATCGCCGGGTCCGGCCCGACCTACACGGTCACGCGCTCGGCGGGCGACTTCCTGACCGGCGGCGTGAAGATCGGCATGGTGGTCCGCCTCTCGGTCGGCACGCTCAACGCCGCCAACATCAACAAGAACCTGCTGGTGCTGGGCGTCACGGCGACGGTCCTGACGGTTGCCCCGCTGAACGGCGTGGCGATGGTCGCGGAAGGCCCCATCGCCTCGTGCACCGTGGCCAGCGGGGGCGGCAAGATCACGTTCGCCCCGACCAGCGCCCACACGAACGACTACTACACCTGGGAAAAGTGGTTCGCCGACCTTCCGCGCTCGGAACTGTTCACCGACGTGAAGCCGGGCGCCGCTGACGTCTCGTTCCCGGGTTCCGGCCTGATCGAAGTCGGTTTCGAGATGGTGGGCCTGGGCCGGACGCTGAGTGCCTCGGAGGTGTGCACCTCCCCAACCGCCGCCAGCACCACCAACACGGTCTCGGCTGTCCAGGGGCGGATCGTCGTCAACGGCGCCATCACGGCGGTCACCAACATCCAGTTCAAGATCGACGGCGCCACCTCGGCGGGCGATCCGGAGGTGGGCTCGGCCACCCTCTCGGACCTCCAGCGCGGCAAGATCAGCGTGAGCGGTTCCCTGTCGGCCAAGTTCGACGGGGCCACGCTCCAGACGATCCGCGACAATCAGTCGGTGATCGCCCTGATCGTGGGCGCCGCCGACAGCGGCCTCGCGGCGGCGGACTTCGTGGTCTTCACCCTCCCGGCGATCAAGCTGTTCTCGGACGACGCGACCGATGGCGGCGACGGGCAGGTGGTCCGCTCCTACAACTTCACCGCCCAATATAACGGCGCGGGCGGGACGGGCACCGCGACCCACCAGACCATCTGCCAAATCCACGACTCGCAGGCGCCGTAAGCCGCGCCCGCGCCCGAGCCTGCATAGAACGGGCCAACCCCTCCTCCCCAACTTGAAACCGGCGGTCGCGCCGCCGGTGCTTTTTCGGAAAGGCCGAACCATGACCAAAGCGACCCTGACCCTGGCGGACCTCAACGCCCGAGCCGCATCGAACAAGGGCTACGAGTTCGAATACCTCCTGGGCGGCGAGCCCACCGGCTTCTTCATCACCGTCCTGGGCGCCCACGCCGATGCGGTGGCGACCATCATCAACGCCGAGGTCAACGCCATGCGCCGCCGCGAGCAGTTCGCCGCCGCCCGCCGCGCCAAGGCCCGCCAGAGCGACGTGCCCGAGTTTGAGCCCGTCGAGGAGGATATCGCCTCGGGCCAGCGCCTCGCCGCCGTCCGCATCTGCGGCTGGCGCGGTGTCGCGGAACCCTACTCGCCCGAGGCCGCGCTGGCGCTGTGCGAGAACAACCCGGACCTCTGCATTCAGGTCCTCGCGGCGTCCGGCGCGCTCGAAAATTTCTTGAAGCCCTCGCCGACGACGTAGTCGTCTTCGCGGAGGCGCAGTTCCGCCTCAACGCGATGGTCGGTGAGGGCAAGGCCCGCACGACAGTCCGGGACGCCTTGCACGCGCTGGCGGCGCAGGGCGACCCGGAGGCCCTGGCGGAATTGGCCGCCATGCCGACGCTCCCACCCCTGGGCGCGCACCTCTGGCAGTGTTTCTCTGACCTCACCGCGACCCGCACCGCCTCGGGCCTGGGGCCGAACCGGATCACCCGCGCCGAGATTCGCGCGTGGGAGCGGGACGAGGGGCAAAGCCTCGACCTGTGGGAGCGCCGCGCGATCCTGCGGATAGACCAAGCCTGGATCAGCAGCGCCCACGCGGCGCCGAAGTAGGGAGGCGTCCGTGACCGAAATCGTCTCCCGCGTTGGCGTCGAGTTTACCGAGACCGGCGCCGAGAAGGTCGTCCGGTCCATCAACGACCTCGCCGGGGCCGGGACCAAGGCCGAGGGGGTGCTGGACAACGTGGCCGACGCCACCCGGCGCCTCGGTGAGGAGTCCCGCCGTGCCGCCGCGCAGAGTAAGCAACTGCAACTCGCCGGGCTCAACCTGTCCCGGCAGTTCTCGGACGTGGGCGTCTCCCTCGCCGGGGGCATCAACCCGCTCATGGTCCTGATCCAGCAGGGGCCGCAGATCGCGGACGCCTTCGCGGTGGCCCGCCAGCAGGGCCTCGGCTTCTCGGCGGTCATCCGGGGCATCGTGTCATCTATCGCACCGCTCCTCCCCATCCTGGGGCTCGCGACGGTCGCCGTGGGCGCCGCCGCTGGCGCCTTCCTGGCGTGGCAGGATCAGGGGAAGAAGACGGCAGAGGCGTTGAAGGCCACGGCCAAGAGCGCCGCCGAGTTCGCGAAGGCCCAGGACGACGTGCGGAGCGCGCTGGGTCAGGCGCTCACCTTCTCGGAGAAATACAAGGTCGCGAACGACGCCATCACCAAGTCGCTCGACGGCGTGCTGCGGGCGCAGTCGGCGGCCTACCGGGAGACCATGGCCGGAATCAGCGCCACGGATGCGGCGGGCCGGGCAGCCGCCCAGCGCGCCGAGCTTGAGCGCCTTGCGACCGTTGCCATCCTTCGCCGGGCGGCGGCGGAAGCGCAGGCGCGGGGGGCACAGAGCGATGCGGCGGCCCGGACGGCGCGCGGCGCGGCCCGCTCGTCCGGCTTCTTCGCCACGCTGGGGTCCGCCTACTTGAACGCCGAGGCGCCCGGCGGGGTTGACCCGCTGGCGCGCGGTGAGGCGGTGGAGATCGCCAAGTTCCGGCAGCTGGGCGGCGAGGCTGCCGCAGCGGCGGCCAAGTCCGAGCGCGAGTTCGCCAAGACCCTCAACGAGACCGCCGACGCGCTGCTCAAGGGTAGGCTGGTGGCCCCACAGACCGCCGCCGACCGCAAGGCCCTGGCAGCCGCTGCCCGGGACGCCGCCAAGGCCGAGCGCGAGCGCGCCGCCGCCCTGGCCGAGATGACCAAGCGGGTCGAGGGCGCCGTGCGCGCCCTGGAAACCCCCTATGAGAAGGCCATCCGGGAAACCGGCGAGGCCACCCTTACGCTCCGCGAAGGACTCGAGGCAGGCATAATCAGCCTCGACGTGTTCCGGGAGTCGGTCTCGCGCCTGTTCCTGCCGGTGGTGGACGCCAAGGACGCGGTCAAGGCGCTCAACGCCGAGTTCTCCTCCACCCCCGACGACCTCGAAAAGGCCGTCAAGGGTATCGACACGGCCACGGACAAGGCCATCGACCTCGCCCGGGCTTTCAGCGACGTCTCGGTTTCGCTCCGCGACATGGTGCGCTCGATCCGCTCGG